ACCATGGACGCCTTGACTGGTGTCTTCCTGGTGACAGGAGTGGTTGGAGTCTTCATCGGGCAAACCACCATGCGTGCATTGGTGGGAGGCGTGAAAGATTTCGCAGTGGTAAAGTCAGCAGCATTGGCGGGGAGTGTCCTTATGGGCCTCATCTCGTCGGGCGTGCTATCACTGATGGAATTTTCAGGTGCTGATTCTATCTTTCCAGGTTTAGCACGAAACCTAGATGGACTCGCCGAAGGCGCAAAGTACATCGAATACATAAGCGACGACGTAATGAATCCCGCTGAAAAGCGGAAGATTCAACAAATCAAAGAAAGTGATATATTCGAAGGAAAAGAAGACGAGAGGCAGAAGGCCCTCAAGTCCACTTTGAATGACATACGCGATCGCATCAAGAAAGATCAAAGAAAGAAGGAAAAAGAAGAACTTAAGGCTAAGAAGAAGGAAGAAAAAGAAAAAGAAAAAGAAAAAGACGATCGGAGTTACAAACTTTCGCAGGCCGCAAAGAGGTCGAAGCGGAGGCACCTCACGGCTGACTCAGACGATGAGGGTGACGACGACGCTGATAATATTGCTTCTTCTTATGATTCCGACAGTGGAAGCGATGACGACGATGACGATAATTGGACACTGCTTGATGGCAGCCTCAATAGCGTTCTACCCAGGCGGAAATGGATCCGCTGGGTATGCATGCTTGTGGTCATTGTTGGTCTTTGCTACTTGTGTTACTTTTTGTATTCTTATGAATGGACACCTGAGGAACTCGAGAAGGAGACCTCAGCCAAGACCGTAAAGATAAAGAAAGAAGAAAAGAAGATTAAGAAAAAGGGCGAAAAACCCCGCACTCCCAAGAAGGAGGCGGCTGAACCTATTGAAGAGGCAGCTAAATCTTCGGGGGTAGCAGCAACACCTGAATGCGGCACCCCTGCTATCACCATGATCCCTACCCCTCATGCCGGTGAAACCATCATGATGACCACCATTTTGCAGAAACTTGGTGAGTTGGAACAAAAGATGGCCGAGCATAGAGATGAGAGTAGTCAAAATTTGGAAATGCTGGTGGATAGTTTTTCTGCTCATGCTAAGGAATCCGACGATGAAGGCTGGTACGCTGGGAGGAGGCGCCGCCTCATGAGTCCGGAGGAGTATGAGGAACAAGAACGAAAGAGACGTAATCAAGAAAGGATCGAAGAAATCCTAGCTGAACGCGACGAACCAACATCTCGCCGCCGCGAAACTCGTGCCCAAAGGGAATACGAGTGGGGCGACGACGAGGATCCCATCGACGAAGCTATTGAACGTTATGAATATCATCGATCCCTTGCAGATGAGGCAAAGACCACACTCAAGAGGATCTCGGAAAAGAAGAAGCCTGCTTCTCCGCCACAAGAGAAGAAGGAACGTGGTCCTACGATTAAAACACAATGGAAACCAAAGCAAGAGGAGAAAGGAAAGGAGAAAGAAAAAGAGGAGGAAAAACCTGCTCGCTCCCCTGGCCCTTGCCGTAGGAAAGGATGCACGGGAACCTTTAGGCTTCCGGGAGGAAAAACGATGCCCTGTAAGTTTCAACACTCAAAAAATGAATCCATAGTGCCCGGCTCACCTATTGTACCTAATAGTGTCGGGACACCTAAACACGGAAAAGTGTTCATAGAGCGCGGCGGAAAACAGCACATGAATGCTAACGCTGTGGCCGTTATGTCGAAGGTTTTAACCTGTTCGCATGGAGTAGAGCTCGAGAAAGCCACCCATGTCGAAGTCCAAGATGGTAATGGACAAGTTGCCACAAACAACTTTGTTTTTAAACCGTATGGAACGAATAACGGAGCTAATAAGGATTTAGCCGTAGCACAAAAGAGCGCCCCGTTTGGAAGAAGTTACAAGCCTGCAATCCCAGAACTTTACGAGGAGATCTGGGTTGTGGGATGGACTCTCGACGGAAAATGGCACGTTTCCCATGGACATGTCGACCCACTTCAGCCCCCGTACGAAGGGCCTGATTATGAAGGTTGCCTCTGTCACACTGCCTCTACGTCACCGTCATTGAGTGGCGCGGCCGTGATGAACAGTAAAGGAAATGTAGTTGGAATTCACAAGGGGGGTGCTGGCGAAAAAGCACCTCGCAACGTCTTCATTCCATTCACCAAACAACATTTGGTGGATTTTGGGATGCAGGGGTTGCATCATCCCCAATAAAAACCTTGATGCCACAACGGGCGCGGGGCCCTGCCTACCCGCTCTACAAGCTTAAACACTCGCAAAAGCTTGTAGATCTGCACCACCAAGTACCCTTAGGATCTAATGAGGATATAGTGCAGATAGACCCCGTGGTAGCAAGAATCCTCAAAGGCAGGTTACCAGTCAAAACGCATGGAATTGTACACCCAACTAAATTTAACGTAGATGTGACACTTGAAAAGAGCGACCGGGTAGAAAAATTTCCCCATGGCTCGCCACATGTATTAAAAGCGAAACAGCATTTGTCAAGACATTATGCACATATGCATGGTCGCTGTGGCATTTGTTCCTTTGAAAATTTGTCGTTTGATCCCAATACCTCATCGGGGTATCCTTTCAAAGACAAGAAAAGAGAAATTATCCAGAAGTACGAACAGTACCTGAGATGGTTTTACAGGGACGGATGTCCAGACAGACCAATGCCAATTTATTCTGTCACACCTAAAGTTGAGTATTTGGATAACAATGAAATAGCTAGTGGAAAGATTCGCCTTTTCACCAACCCACCCCTGGATTATCTGATGCTGGAGAAGAAGTACTATGAGCTTCAGGACGATCTGATGCTCCAGTATGATCCCCAAACATGGAGCGCACTGGGCTTTGTAAAAGAGAAAGGGGGTTGGAATGCGTTTGTAAACCGGTTATCGTGGCGCGAGTTACCAACACACGTGAGAAAGTTTTTCAAATTGGACGTAGGAAAATGGGATAAGGCCTATGGTTCGGGATTGGAGGAAGTTTGCGATGATGAGAGAAGAAAGTGGTTCAATTTCGTACCCACGGCTGAGCAGGAGGAGGATCTTGCTTTTCTGAGGGACGAGGCCATCTTCTCTTTCGAGATCTTGCCTAATGGTGAATTATACGCAACAAGCGTTAAACAAAAGAGTGGAAGACTTCGAACATCGACAAACAACACCCTGGCTCACATTTTTATTTGGTTTTACCATTACGAACGAATGTGTGAGAAACTGGGGATACCACCTACTTACGAACACTGCATGAAGACACTAACAATGTCTATCTACAGTGATGATGTGCAAGGGTCGACTCTAGATGAGCGATTCATCGATCCGTTGGAACTAGCGGAAACGTATTCCCATTTCGGAATGGAAATGAAAGAATTCGATGCATCGGAAGATCCCACATCCATTCACTTCCTAGGATGCTCAAATATGCGTTGGAGAAACCATTGGGTACCAAAATACAACGATGACAGAATGTATTATGCACTGTTCTATGTTGCAGGAAGAATGAGTGACCGTGAGAGAACACAACGAATCAGTGGATTAGCCCACAATCTTGCTTTCAGCGAGCAATACGCAGACACAATAATTTACCTACAAAAGAAATTGAGTGAAGAAGGTCGCTGGGTAGGCGCCCCCCCGATTGACCCTGGTCGATTGAAGGTGGACTACCTCCCAGCGGGGAGCCTAGGCAATTAGGGACCAAAAATTCCACGGAAGGAGCCACAAACTGGAGACTTCCGAGATCGACCGAGAATCGATCCATCAAATCTTTGACTTGATCATTGCAGGTGTAAAAGAAGGAGACGTAAAAAGTGTAACTAAGTGTTGCCGCACAATAATTGAAATAACTATCGAGCGCGCAGACGAACTGAATTTAATTGATTTGGAAGATGAGCAATACGCAACCATCAAAAAGAACATTGAGAAATCGGAGGAGGAGAGTGAAGAAGAGAGCGATGATGAAAGCGTGCGCAGCGATGTGCATGCAGCCAAAGGGCGCCAACGCGACCCTACCCCCAGGAGTTGTTTCCGGGGGGGGCGCGTACTTCAAAAGAAAGTCGCCCCGAGTCGTCGGGCGCGGCGCCTACTTCGCTCCCGATTACTTTGAACGCTTAGGCGAAGGTTTCTTCGGAAACCGAGGCAAGCTAGTCGGAGAAGGAGTTTATGATGTCCTGAAGGCCTTTGGACTTGGGAAGTACAAAGTGAAGAGGAACAGTCTGGTCCAGAAACTAGATATGGGAGACGAAGTGCCCCGTGTTAGGAATTCAAACCAAGGAGAAGGTTTTGTTATTCAGCACGAGGAGTACATCGGCGACCTCTTAACAGGCACAGGAACTCCTACACCATTTGCAACAGAGTCGTTCAATATTAATCCTGCCAACCCAGAGCTATTCCCGTTTTTGTCCGCAATAGCAGAAAATTTCGAGGAATATGAATTCCGGGGACTTTTGTTTACCCTTAAGTCTCTGGCAAGTGAAGCAACCACTGCTCTGTCACTTGGCAGCCACTTTGGTGCGGTTCAGTACGATGTGAATGATCCAGCATTCACAAACAAGCAGGAGCTTGAGAATTATCAATACGCCAACTCGAAGAAGGTTAGCAAATCGTTTATCCTTCCGGTTGAGTGTGCCAAAGGCAATGATGTTCTCGCCCATTTGTATACTGCACCTAGTGGGGTCATTCCCGCTGGAGCTGATTCTAAGTTCTACAATCTAGGCCGATTAACAATCGGTTCGCAGGGCTGTCCGGCCGCGAACACCCCAATAGCAGAATTGTGGGTGTCTTATGAGATTGCGTTGTTTAAACCGAAATTGACCGCTGGTGGCGATCTACAAACAGCCACCATTACCGCCCATTATTATTCGACGGATTTCACGAATGCGAAACCCCTCGGCCAAACTTGGAATTCGAACTACGACCCCAGTAGCGGGAGCTATTGGAGTGGCTCGATATCGAGTGCCGGGGGGGGTACAATCTCATTCCCGCCAAATATGACAGAAGGCGTGTTCCAAGTGACCGTACGCTGGACTGGCACAGCTGCAACCTTTGGTGCTCCAACAGTCACCACTGCGAATTGCGCTGCTGTAAATATGTATCAAGCAGACACCGTTTCCAAGGTTTTCTGTCCGCAGAATGGCTTGGCTGGTGTGACTGATGTCATGTTCAATGAATACGTATCCATAACAGGAACGAATGCTCAACTGACAATCGGGTCGGGGACCTTTCCCGCGGCCGGATCGGTTGACATTTTCATAACGCAGGTCAACGGCAATATCAATTGAGTGCAGAACGCTGCACCCGGGGGATAAGGAAGCCCACTCCTCATACTAGCTCGCAAGTTAACAGGAGGGAGGGCCCCCCGTGGGCGATGATTCTTGGGTTTTTATACCTTTTTCCTAAGATGAGCCCGAAAGGTTCTGGTGACGAGGTTGCGCGGATAAGTGAGGG